AGGCGTTGTCGCGGCGGTCTACAGCGCGGCGAGCGCCGGAGAGGGTCTTGGCGTGACCGACGATGCAGCCGGTGTGGCGGTCGATGATGTTGTACATGTCAAACGTCCTTTGACGGTGTGAGGGTTAGCGGATGACGCTGGCCATCATGGCCAGGATGCCAGCCGCGCCGATGGCGGCGGAGGGGATGATGATGACGGGGGCGACGGTGGCTGCGCCGAGGGTGCAGCCGAGGACTGCGAGGCCGAGGCCAGCGAGGCAGAGAATGATGCGTTCGGCGATGTGCATGGTGTCAGGTCCTTGGTCCAGGTGGTGGAGGGCCTGTCCGGCCCCGATGTCTTCACCTTAGAGGGTGAGGCGGAGGGGGCAAGCACTATTTTGCCTGACCCCCAAGATTATTTTACTCGCCCTCCAGATCGCGGACAATCCGGTCCAGGCTGTGCGACGTGTAGAACTCGACGGCGTTCCCCGGCACGGTGAAGTAGTAGCGACGGGCGGTGCCGTGGCCCAGGACGCCGATCTGGGGGTACTTGGCCAGGATGGCCGCGACGCGGCGCTCTTCGGCCAGGGCGGCCTCCGCAGCGGCCAGGAAGGGCAGGTCGGCGTCGCGCTTCTCGTCGCGGGCGTCGGCGAGGGTGAAGATGGTGCGGCTCATGGTGGCGGTCTCCAGGTCATGCGGGCCAGTCCCGCACGCCTTCAGCCCGGCCACCGCGTGAGCGGCTCCGGGCCTGGGCGCGTTGAGCGCGAGGGGGTGGGGCGGTTAGTAGGCCGTCCACTTGTCGCCTTGGTCGGCGGCAGTGAAGCCGTGAGACTTGATGAAGTCCCAAGCGGCCCGCTTCGTGGGGAACGGGCCGAACTGCTGCCACGCGGCGAACTCGCCTTGGTAGAACTGGGCCAGCTCCACATGGGTGGGGCATTCTTCGGTCGGCTGACGAGGAGCGCGGAACTCTCCGTCGGCGGCGCTGTCGCAGGTGATCATGGTGTCAGGTCCTTGGTCCAGGTGGTTAAGGGCCTGTCCGGCCCCGATGTCTGTAGGTTTAGAGCGTGTTGTTTTCGACGTCAACACCTAAATGTAAAAAAATGCATGGGTCATGTAAATAGTTGCAGGGTGCACCCAACTGGGTGACACCACGGCACCGCGAGGCACCACGTGACGCCGTGGTGCTCGCGGTGCAGCACCTCGGTACGCACCGTGGGCCTGGAGGGGCCTTAAGGCCCCCAGGCTGCGGTGCCGTGGTGCAGGGCCACGGTGCGGTGCCTGGGGTGCACTGGGCGGGGTGCCTGAGCGAGATCGTTTATGCACCGCGGCACGCACCGTGGTGCTGCGGTGCTCGCGGTGGGGTGCGCCTCTCGTAAAAAAACGCATGGCATGTAAGAAAGTGCATTGACGTGGAGAACGCCCCCGCGTAGAGATTGTTCGTCGGCGGCGGACAGCCCCCGAGCCACTTTGGAAAAGGACCTGACACAGTGATCGACTTTGACATCGCCCTTCTCACTCCCTTCGCAGACCGCACCGACGATCAGCAGGACGAACTGAACGTATTCGGTTGGACCGAAGCCCTCGGCCTCATCGACGCCGTGGTCGCCGGACAAGGCGTCGGGTTTGAGGCCGCCCGCCGCATCGTTGCCGCCGAGCTGGCCAGCGAAATCGCAGCCAACAAGGCCGAGATCAAGCGCGCCGCTCGCAAGCGCGCCACCCGCCTTGACCGCACTGCCGCAGCGGCAGCCGGTGCCCGCAACCTTACGCTGGCCCTCATCGAGGGCGCGATCTGGGACGCGGCCCACTAGTAGCAGCTCCCCGCCCCAGGCGAGGCACTACAGAGCCCCCAGGCTGCCCGCCTGGGGGCCTCTTGGCGTTTGCCCTAGCTCTGGGGTATCCTGCCCCTCGACGAGGCGTGCGGCTGATCGCACGCGGTTAGAGGAGCACAGGCGATGGGGCAGGCGACGGAGCAGGCGGTGGAGCAGGCGACAGAGCAGGCGGCGGAGCAGGTGGTGGCCAAGCACCCCGGCGGTCGGCCCAGCAGCTACAGCAATGAGGTGGTGACCGCGATCTGCCTGCGGATCGCGGAGGGCGAGAGCCTCCGGTCCATCTGCCAGGACGAGGGGATGCCGCACCGGGCGACGGTGCACGTGTGGCTAGATGACCCGGCTCGCACCGAGTTCCACGACCGCTATGCCCGCGCGCGCGTGGCCCAGGCGTGGTCGCTGGCCGAGGAAGCCCTGCACATCGCCGACACCTGCGAGGACGCGGCCAAGGCCCGGCTCCAGGTGGACACGCGCCGCTGGTTCGCGGGCAAGGTGGCACCGCGCGTGTTCTCGGATCAGGCGGTGCGCCTCATGAACGCGGCGGGTGACGGCGACCCGGTGCTGACCCTGTCTGCCAGCCTCGCCGACGAGCTGACCGGCCTGCTGACCGCCAGCTACGTGGACGTGACCCCGCGCCCCGAGGCCCTGCCCGCCCCAGGCGATGAGCCTGGGGGCGCGACGCGATAGGCAGGGTGCCTAATGGTTAGGGCCTTGGGCTATTGGGGTGCCGCACTGTTGGGCGGCCTAACTGTTAGGTACCCTAAGCATTAGGGGGGCTAATGGTTGGGGAGCCTAATGCTTAGGGTACCCCACCCCCGTACTTTTGGCGACGCAGTTATTATTACATGCCCCGCTCACAAATTTTTTGCAGTTTCCAACCCACAGCATCAACCAACAGGGTGATACAGCCACAACGCCCACAAGCCTAATTTGCCAAACAAGACAACGAGCGTTAACTTACACACTCGATGAACCTGACCCGCGACGACCTGCTGAAATTACCGCCCCAACAATTGCGCTACCTGATCTGGCGCAAGAAGTGGCTAAACACGGCGCGTGAAAAGCAACTGCCGCCCGCTACAACGTGGACGGAACTCGGCGTCCTGGCCGGACGTGGCTTCGGCAAGACGCTCATGGGCGCGCAGTGGATCGCCAACAAGGCGTACAGCGACCCCCGCAAACTGGCGCGCGGCGTGATTGCGCCGACGCTGAACGACGTAAGGCACACCTGCTTCGAGGGACCGGCGGGCATACTCACCGTCGTGCCGCCGGAGCTGGTCTACGACTACAACAAGACCAATTTGATCATTACGCTGGTCGATCAGACCGACCCGAGCAAGCCCGGAGCCATAATTCGCGGGTTTTCGGCGGAGGAACCCGAGCGCCTGCGCGGTCCACAGTTCGCGGACCTGTGGTGTGACGAGTTGGCGGCGTGGACACGCGACGAGGACACCTGGGATATGGCCATGATGGGCCTGCGTCTTGGCGAAAAGCCGCAAGTCATGTGGACGACGACGCCCAAACCCCGTGATTTGGTGCGCAAACTAACCGCAACCAAGGACGAGAGGCTAATCGTCAAGGGTTCGACCTACGACAACCGCGCAAACCTGCCAAAATCCTTCTTCGACCAGCTAAAACAGTACGAGGGCACGCAGTTAGGCCGCCAGGAACTTGAAGGCGAGCTGATTGACAGCGAGGAGGGCGGCATAATCGCGCGATCTTGGCTGAAATTGTGGCCCGCGAAGCAGCATCTACCGGCGTTTGACTGGATTATCATGTCGCTGGACACGGCGTTCACGGAAAGGACGCTCGATAAGCGCTCTCACACGGCGGATCAGACCGCCTGCACGGTCTGGGGCGTATTTTGGCACGAAGATAAGCGGGCGGTTCTGTTGCTGGACTGCTGGGCCGAGCAATATGGGCTTCCCGACCTAATGGCGCGGGTTAAGAAGGAAATGAAGGTCGCTTACGGCGACGACGAGGACCGTGCGCTGATCAAACCGCTAATTGGGCCGTCGAAAATGGCGATCAGCGGTAGGAAACCGGATATTCTGCTGATCGAGGACAAGGGGTCTGGCATTTCGCTGCGCCAGATGCTGGATCGTGAGGGCATCACCTCGTACCCGTACAATCCAGGGCGCGCGGACAAGCTGACGCGGCTGCATATGGTGTCGCATATTTTTGCACAGAACAAAGTCTGGGTGCCAGAAAGCGAGAATTACAAGGGCCGACCCAAAACTTGGGTCGAGCCAATGCTGGCGCAATTGTGCTCGTTTACGGGCTCCGGGTCGATCAAGCACGACGACTACGTGGACAGTTGCACCCAAGCAATTCGGCTCTGCATGGACAAGAACCTATTGACGGGAGTAAAACCGTCTAAACGCTATGAGGAGGAGGTTGACTACAAGCCTCCTGTGGTCAACCCGTATGCCGCCTAAAGGGACGTGAGCCATGGACGATGAAATGCCCGAAGGCGAGACCGTCGAACTAGACATGGGCGACGAAGCCGATGTCGAGGACACCGAGGACGGCGGCGCTATCGTAACGCTGGACGAGGACGAACAACCCAAGAAAGGCGACAGCGACTTCTACGCCAACCTCGCAGAGGACATGGGTGACAGCGAGCTGAAGGACATTGCCTCGTCGTTCCTAGAGCTGTTGGCTCGGGACAAGGAGGCGCGCAAGAAGCGCGACGAGCAGTACGAGGAAGGCATCCGCCGCACCGGCCTGGGGGACGACGCTCCGGGTGGAGCGCAGTTCCAGGGCGCGTCTCGCGTCGTGCACCCCATGCTAACGGAAGTCTGCGTGGACTTCAGCAGCAGAGCCATTAAGGAACTGTTCCCCGCCAACGGGCCTGTCAAGGACAAGATCGTCGGCAAGCTGACGAAGGACCGCGTCGAGAAGGCCCGCCGCAAGACGGACTTTATGAACTGGCAGTTGACCACCCAGTCGCAGAACTTTCGGTCGGAGCTGGAGCAGCTCCTGACCCAAGTGCCGCTGGGCGGCGCGCAGTACATGAAACTGGGCTGGGACGAAAACCGCAACCGACCCAACTTCCTGTTCGTCGCCATTGACGACATCTACCTGCCGTATGCGGCCTCGAACTTCTACTCCGCGCAACGCAAGACCCACGTCCAGTATCTGACGACGGTGGACTACGCCGAGCGGGTTAAGAGCGGCATGTACCGCGACGTGGACCTAACCGCGTCGGGTGAAGCGCCGGTAGGCTCCGAGGCCGAGCAGGCCAACAACAAGATCGAGGGCCGCGAAGACACGTCCTACAACGAGGACGGCCTGCGTACCGTCTTCGAGATTTACGCCGTAACCGACATCGAGGACGACGTGGGGCTAGCGCCCTACATCATCACCGTGGACAAGTCGTCGTCGCAGGTGTTGAGCATATACCGCAACTGGGACGAGGACGACGAGAGCCTCGAAGAGCAGCAGTGGATTGTCGAGTTCCCGTTCGTGCCTTGGCGCGGCGCGTACCCGATTGGCATTACGCACATGATTGGCGGCCTGTCTGCCGCCGCGACCGGGGCGCTGCGGGCGCTCATGGACAGCGCGCATATTTCCAATTCGCAGACCATGCTGAAGCTAAAAGGCGGGTCGCGCGGGGGGCAATCGCTCAATATCCAGCCGACGCAGGTTGAGGAGATTGAGGGCGGGCTGAACGTCGATGACGTGCGCAAGATCGCCATGCCTCTCCCGTTCAACCCGCCGTCGGCGGTGTTGTTCCAGCTCCTTGGCTTCTTAGTTGATGCGGGCAAGGGCGTCGTCCGCACAACCATGGACGAGGTGTCTGACAGCAACCAGAACGTCCCCGTCGGCACGACCCTAGCCAAGATCGAGCAAGGCATGGTGGTGTTCTCCGCCATCCACGGACGCCTGCACGACGCCATGGGGCGGATGCTGCGCATTCTGCATCGCCTCAACGGCATGTACCTCGATGACGACATGGAGGAGGCCGAGATCGGCGAGGAGATCGCCAAGCGGTCAGACTTCACCGGCCCGATGGACGTGGTGCCGGTATCAGACCCAAACATCTTCAGTGAGGCGCAACGCTTTGCCCAAGTGCAGGCGGTGGCGCAGCGCTCGCAAATGTTCCCGCAGCTCTACGACCTGCGCAAGGTCGAGGAGCGCATCCTTGACACGCTGAAAATACCAGACGCGGCGGCCTTGTTGGCACCAAAGATGACGCCCACGGAAGAGAACGCCGTGGCCGAGAACGTCAAGGCGACGCTTGGGCGTCCCGTGGTGGCGTTCCCGGATCAGGACCACATTGCGCACCTCAAGACGCACTTGGCCTACATGATGTCCCCCGCGCTGGGCATGAGCAAGCTGATCGCGCCCGCCTACCTGCCCCTGATACTGAACCACATCAAGGAGCACATCGCCTTCTGGTACGCCGAGGAGGTCTACAAGGTGGCCGACGCCGACGCGAGCTTCGATGTCGAGAAGGCCATGCACGACATGAAGGACAAAGAGACCAAGCAGGCGTTTGACCAAATGCTGGCTGAAGCCTCTTTGAACGTGGCGCTCAAAGCCCAGGAGGCGTTCGCGTCCCTGCCGCCCGTCATCGAGCAGGCCATTGCCGCCATCCAGTCGATCCAGCCGCCCGTGCCGCCAGACCCAGCCACGCAGGCCGCCATGGCCGACATCCAGATGCGCGGACAGGTCGAGCAGGCCAAGGCGCAACTTGAAGGCCAGAAGCTGCAACTTGCCGCGCAGCAGGAGCAAAGCAAGATGGCTCTGGAGCAGGCCAAGCTGCAAGGCGCGCAGCAGGAGCAGGCGGCTCGCCTGCAACTTGAGCAGGCCAAACTGCAAAGCGACATGCAGATTGAGCAGATGCGCGAGCAAAACAGCGACACGGCCAAGGCCGCTGAAATCCAAGCCAAGATCGCCATGAACAACGCCGACAATCAAACGGCGAAGGAATTGGCGGAAATGGAAATCGCCAATCAGACGAACGTGGCGAGCAACCTAAACCCCAACCCCGGTCCATAAGGAGTTACCAATGGCTAACGATACCAAGGGCAAGGCCGTTCCGGCTGACGCCATGCCAATGCACAAGCGGCTGGCCATGGGCCAACCCGTCGAAACCGGCGCAGGCAAGGGCGCAACAGGTGGCAAGTCGTCACCGAAGACGCCTGCATGAGAATAGACATGGTTCTGAGGCGGCTGGAGGAAGAGCAAACTCAGTTTGCTAAAGAGGCGCTTCTACAACCCCAAGGCCACGAGGCGTTCGACTACGGGCGCAGCGTGGGCGTGTACGCGGGCTTGGAGCTGGCGAAGGACATCCTCATTAAGATCGTCGCCGACCAAGACCGCAAGGATTACGATTTATGAGGAAGCACATATGGATGATTTTGCGAACAATGTAACATTTGACTACGGCAGCTTGGACGAGGCGTTCCCACCGTGTGAGCCGGGCGTATCGCCTTTCGGCTCACGCATCCTAGTCCAATTAAAGACGGCTAAGGCCAAGACGGCGGGCGGCATCATCCTCACGGACGACGTGCGTCAGACCGAGAAGTACAACACCCAGGTTGCCAAGGTGGTGGCGGTAGGCTCGCTGGCCTTCAAGAACCGCAACACCATGACGACGTGGCCGGAAGGCTCCTGGGCAGCAGTGGGCGACTTTGTGCGCGTGCCGAAGTACGGCGGGGA